TCATCTTATATCTTTAAATGTAAAAACTTGATTTCTTACACCTTGTAATTGTTCCTTTAACTTCCTTTTTCTATCCTCTGTTGTAGTAAAAAAGTAAAGAATAGGGGTTTGTTCTTTAAAAGCTGGCAGTACATTTTTATAGGTTTCAATTTTCTTTTTGTTATCAATCATCTTCCTTGCATTATCAACTTCAATTAAATGTAAGTATCCGTTACGTTTAAATGAAGCATCACTGATTACTTTCTTTTTTGTCCCTAAGTTAACATGCTTAAACTGTATTCCAAAAGAATTTTCTGGAACTAATATGGTTTCTAACAGATGTTCATTTTTCCAGTCATGCGGGCATTTAAAATAAATGAACACTTCATTTCTTAGAAAAGTGTGTGCAATGAAGTGCCTTTTGTTATCTTCCTTGGTTGAACCGATTAATTCTTTTCCCTGTTTATTCAGATAAATAACCTTTTCCTTCATATAATATGCCTCATTAACATATGGCCCTAATTGCTTTACTACTCGGCAAGCATTACGATAACTTTTTAAATCATGAATTTGCTGAAGGTGTTTGATCTTCACCATGTCCAGTTGATCTATTGTCGTTAACAGGCTTTCTATCCTTTCCTGAGTTGAGTATTTCATCTTCTCTTTCCTCCATCATTTTAAACATCATCTTATCGTCAATATACGGCACCTGTACGGTTCTTTTCTTCTCAATAAGGTAAATTGCCCTTCCTGGAATAGATGGCAAATCCTCAGCTCCAGTTTCATCTAAAAGCACCCTACTAGCTACTTGTGAAGCACAAATAAAGGATAACCGCGCAACAATGTTCATCTTCACTTGCATCGGGACAGCTTCTTTTGTAGGGTACTGAGTTGCATAAATGAGTCGATACCCTAAACCTCCACCTATCCGAGCAATCTCACTTAATGCTGCCTGACAAAACTCCGCGAATTTTTTCGCTTCTTTTGTTTTGACGATACTTGGAGATAGTTCGGCCCCTTCATCCAAGATAATGAAAGTACGCTTTTTAATGGGCGTATCAATGATATTTGAGTAACCTTTTTCACGAAACATAACCTCTTTCTGTTTTAATTGTTCAGTAAGATAAGCTAATACTTCAGCAGATTCATATACATCACAAGCAACCTCTTTCACTTGTGGCAGTGATTTGTATTTGTAAAACTCTAGCCCTGCTTTCAAATCCAAAATATAAAATTCAACATCTGCTGGATTGTTAAGGATGAGTGTATTTAATACTCCTTTCATAAACACAGTTTTTCCAAATCGAGTAACTCCCCCATTTAATAAGTGACAATACTTTTCAAAATCATGATAAAGGACTCCTTGATGATTCTGCCCAATTGGTACTTCCCATGTTCCTGGTCTTAATAATTCATAATTGTAATTCCATTTTGTTGGCAATTTTTTATCATACACATGGATTTTTAGTAATCCATCAAATTCAAAATCAACTTCTTTATTTAGTCCATCTTTAATTGCTGGCATTAAGGATTCAAAAGTTTCCGATGGGATTCCTAAAGGGAGGGAGTATAGATAAGTGGTATAAGTTTCATTTGTTACTCTTCGAATTAATTTAGGGTATTTCATGTTTTCTTCTTTTTCTATCCCGATTTTTAAATTAATAAATATTTGTTCCATTTTCTTTTTATCGGACATTTTACCCTTTGGTATGAATGCAGCTCCAGCTATCGCTAACGGCAAAACGAACCATTCAATCACTAAAACACCCTCTTAATTTTTTATGAGAGACATGGAATAAAAAAGATATGTGATAACATATTAAAGCCCTAAAATAAAGAACAAAATTAAACAAACCAATCATCAATAAATCTAAAAATTGCACACTACAATGAACACTTCATTTTTCGCACCATTCTTAGAAGAATACCTTGCTTAATTCTTTCAACAACCATAGGATCGCCCCAAACTTGCTTGCTTCCATCATAAGGTGAATCATGTCCTTATTAATCGAAAGACCGGACTGCTCTAATGCATGTAATATCATGAATACTCCACCTGATACCCCGACAAATGTAATCCCGAATGTAAAGGGGTCCAACTTCTTTCCCTCCTTCCTTGTATAGTGCATTGTATGGATATTCGCCTAAATAATGCGTGTCTTGCATAATTTTTTAATCAAAAATGAACAAAAATTTATTCAAGGTATTAGGACAGACTTGTCGAATTATTAGATTGGGTGATACAAATGTACCAAAGTAAAATAGGTGAACTAATAGCAAATAGTAAATTAAAAAGGGAATATATACAGGAACAATTGAATGTATCGCGAGGGACATTATCAAATTGGTGTATAGGAAAAACACATCCTAATGGACCGGAGTTGTTTTTGTTAGCAGATTTATTAGAGATAAATGTCAATCAGTTATACCATTGGGTTGAAGATAAGGAAGAGAGAGAATGAGGGTACAAATCGAAATACAGTTGAATGTAGAAGACAGCATTAGTGCCAGTCGAGCATCATTTTACGTTAAAGATAAAGACTTTAAAAAAGATGCTGATTGGGCAGTTGGAATTGTTGCTTATGAGTGGATTCAACAACGATGGAGAGAATTTGGCTGTAGAAAAATAATAATTCATAAAGTCGTGTGGGATGAGAAGCACGATATTACAGAGCTTGTGAAACAAATAGAACCAATAGATCCACCGGATGATTTACCTTTCTAAGAAGGAAGATGATGAAAATGAAAAGATTATTATTGATATCAATACTTATTCTGAGTGGATGTAGTAGCCAAACAACTGTAGAACAAGAAGCATCTATTGATTATGAGACAACTATTGAAGAATTAGAAAATATAATTAAAACATTAGAATCAGAAAACGAGGAACTAACACTCGAATTAGAAACACTAAAAGATGATTACCAACTATTAGTATCCACTAACGACGAAAATGAAATATTAATAAATATACTTACTTCAAGAGTAGATGAAATGGAGAATAACAGTAGAACCATTGATATACCTACAGAATATCCAGGTAACATCTTTGGTGATTCTGATGATGAAAGTAGCAATTCCGGTGGTGATGGGATATGGGATTATAACCTTGGCGGCACCGACAGAGATGCTGATAATGATGGTTTTTGGGATTATGATAAGGGTGGTACCGATAGAGACATGGATAATGATGGGATTTGGGATTACGACAAAGGTGGTACTGATAGAGATTTAAATTAACAAAGCCCCTCTCAAAAGAAGGGCTTTTTTTTATTTCATCATCTTTTCTAAATCCTCAACCCTTTCGGTCAATGCCTTAACCTGTTTAGCATATGGAATCTGTGCATTCCAAACATAATATTGATTCACTACTCGAAATGGATCATTTCCATCTGTAATTCCAAGACTTATCGCTTCTTGCCTAACAGCTTCTTGAACATCAGATAATTTTTGTTCCACATTAACCACATCCTTTTTATTTAATTCAGCCTTAATAGCATCTAAAAACGATTGCCATCTACCTTCATCTAAAATTCGATGTGGACAATATTTACCCGACCAATCTTGATGCTTTTTAACTCGGTCAATTCCCCAGCTGCGCTCTTTTAACAACTGGGCAATAAACTGTATTGCTAATCCTTCAGCTTGATAGTATTTCGTACCGCCTGACTTGCTGTAACAAATTTCTACACCTATTGATTTATGATTACCTGAGCCTTTTCCATCACCACAATGCCATGCAATACGATCTACCGGAATCCCTTGAACAACCTCTTTATCATCTACCGCGAAGTGAAATGATACTTGATTTGTATTATTAATCATGTATTGCACTTCATTATTTGCGCTCGCATCATTGTAAGTATTATGGACAGTAATGTATTCAGCTGCCATAATATTTGGACACTTGATTTTATGATTTTTAGATTGAACAAGCATTTTTCGAACAGGTATAGTCACTCTTGATCACCCTTATCTTTAAACCATTTTCCATCCTTTGGATTGCTCACAATTCCTAAATAAATCAATATCGCAATAATAAGGGTTACGTATGTTTCCCATCGAGTAGGATCAATCGAGAAACCTAAATCCTCAAGGATCATATAAAAAAGGGCTGCAATAGCAACCCACAGCCCGTAGTTCTTTAATTTATTCATTCTCTATTACCTCCATCAAAAATTCTTGTTTCGATTTTAGTTAATCGTTCTTTCACATCTTCAGATAATGTTTGTATAACTGATAAATACCTACCCTCACGCTGGTCGTTCTTCCACAACACCCAAACCAATAATGCGATAAATAACGCAAAGGGGAGCCCGTACAAACTAGCTGCTTCTTTAAACATTTCCCACATTTTCATTCCCTCCCAAAATTAAAAGAGGACTGAATATCAGCCCTCTTGATTATTACTAGCATATTTATCTTCTTTGTGAGGTAACAACACACCCATAAGAAGTCCTCCGATTATTAATAAAGCGATTACTCCCCATAACCAAAAAGGTTTATCAGGAATAATTGTAAATAGCACACCGCCTATGATAATCAAGTAGGCAGCAATCCAGTGATACCACGCCAATGTAATCACTCCACGTTATTTAGTCGTTGCATAATTTGACGAGCAATATCATTTCTTATTTTGTTTAGATCATCAACTGCTCGCTTCTTTTCATCACCTGATAAATCCGGTGAGTTTTCTACTGCTCTTATTTCCTTGTTAATTTCAGCGATGTCTTTCGTTACCTCATTGACAAACTTATAAAGATCTTCTTTCTGATATTCCTGTTCATTTTGCTTAGCAGAACCACGTTGTTTAGAAAGTGTATCTTTTAATTTGTAAAGCTTGTCAATCGATTCACCTGTTGAAGATTGATTCACTAAGAAAGCTTTTGTTAAAGGTGATTGGTCAATGCTTTTCGTCGGCTTCTCCGGCCGGTCAGCATTTGAAACATTATTTACAAGCCAATCTATTGCACTTGTACCATATGTTCCTAGACCACCTGTAAAGCCTTGAATAGTGTTATCAATCACCCTAGGGGAACCAAAGTTTCTAAATGCTCCTTGGCCATTAGTGACTTTATTTACTTGGTTTCCTATGAATCTTGCTGTCTGAGTTGTATTGATATCATATTGGTCAGGAAATTCCATGCTTTGTTCACGTTGCGGAATAATTGGACCTTGTTTAAAGAATGAATAATTCGCCATCCCTTCAACGATTGGTGCAACTCCAGTTAACATCGTTGGTACTGCAGCTGTCGAGAATCCTTGCTTGATCCAATCATCAAATGCTTTCTTGTCATGCTTAAAAGCAAAGTCTGCAGCGCGTTCGAAAGTGTTAGAAAAAGCAAATGCTAAATCAAAAGGCTTGGGAATACGTGCAATTTGGTTTGTACCTGGAATAGGCACAAGGTAAAAAGTATCTTTCAGCCATTGTGGTGCATCATCAAGAATTTCTTTCTGCTTATCATTAGCTAGCTTGTGTTGAGCAACGATTGCACCAATTGTCGGAATTGTAACTGAAGCAATTGATTTACCAATGACTTGAGCTTTGTTTTCTTTAAACGCTCTCCATAACTTACTCTTACCTTGAATGTTCGCATTAAGAAATGCTACAACTTTATTTGCTTCTCTAATACTAACCCCAGCACGACCAAAGTCCATTATATCCCTTGCTCGATATGCTGCTTCTTGTGGAGTAACTCCTTTTCTTAAAGCAGCACGGAATTCACCAACTTTTGTTGCTGATTCACTCGTATCCGCAATGGTACGTAGAACACCGATAGGATTAGCCAACTTCTTCATTAATGATGTATAAGATTTGGGGTCCAAGATATCTACATAGTTAGAATTCACTTCTTTTAGAGCCTTTTGAAGGGTCTTCTTATGCAGTTCTCTATCCATTGAAATAATATTACCATATCCACCGTTTTCTTTTACCCATTGTTTGTACAAATCGCCAGAAGTTTTAAATTCTTTATTACCTATTTTTATTGTTCTACCCTTCCAAATAGACTGCCATAGACCAACAGGGAAATCAGTAATAGGATTAAATCCCGAATTTGACACGATAAATGCATGTGGTACATCACGCAATGGGTTACGCAAACTAAATTCAGGCGTCAGGGTTGCTCCGGCCCGAAGTAAAGAAGCTGGCTTTTGAAGTATCTTTATTAATGTATTCGTAGATTCTTTGTCTAAGTTCATTAATGTTCGATACACATCTGGCGGCACCTCATATTTTACTTTCTTTCCATTATCCAAAAGGCTGATTACATTTAATCGGCTTGCATCTTCATTATCTGCCAACTGACGTATAAAGTTACCTTCTACATCTTTTTCAGCTAACTTTCCAACTTGTGCGGCCACTTTATTTTTCTCAACCGCATTCACTGCCTTGAAGATATTTTTAACCATGCTTTCCATCGGATCGATTACATCACGGCTTGAACCTTCCAACTTTTTAATTGGATTTGCTGCATTGGTCATAGCCTTATTAATTCCACTGGCGAATTCAATTTTATCATCATCAAATGAACGGAAGAGTGACATGTAATTAGGCCATTTTTCTTTCATGGCAGCCACTTGCTCACCACTAAGAATAGGTTTATCCCCTGTTGAAAGCATATCAAGAACATGATTATTAACTCCTAATAGCTTCTGCCTCATTGCTTCCATCTGTTCAGAACCTAATTTGCTAATAACATCGTCAATTTCAGCAGTCGTGAAGCCTGAGTTAATCCCTTTCGAGTTAACATCTTTCGCATGGACCGCAAGGGCATAGTCGCGTAAATCTTTATAATTGATTTTACTTTTCTGTAAATCTCGGAAGATAGGACTTAATTGCTCCTGGACAATCATATGAGCCTTTTCAGGACTTCCCTTAAATAGCCTTGATTGTTTATATAAACTATTCTCTGCGCTTCCGACTTTTCCTGCTATTTGCTTTTCAATGGCTTCTAATGGTGCAACATCGTCGATAAATTGTGTACGTAAACCTTTAAAGATGCTGTCTTTTTTCTGAGGTGTGTCATTTATTTTCATTCTAAAGGAATTCGCATTACCTTGTGCTTGTGCTTGAGTATCTAATAGTGTTTCACTTACACGATTCAATGGTGGCTCAGACGCATTTACACCTGATTCAATAGGTTCGAAATCCCTTCCAGGACGCAAAGGTTGCTGGGTTGGTTGGGAACTTTGTATTTCACTCAACCTTGCTAAAGATGGTTGTTGAGTAGGTTCAGGAGTCCGCAATTCACTCAACCTAGACAATGAAGGTTGTTCAATCGTTGCAGCAACAGCATCTTCAACCATTCTCATTAGTTCCGCATTTTCTAGAAGATCAGTATCTCGAACAGTATTATTGTAACCCTCTGGATTATTAGTGGTTTGTCTTGAACGATTTGCAGTGGGAATGTTATCGACTGGAAGCATTTCACCTTTAGGGCGCGCTAGAACTGATAAACGATTATACAATTCGCTTGATACCCTTGAATTGGCTGGATTACTAATTGGTAAGCTATTTGCTGCAGAATTACTTGGTGCCTGATTACCATTTGGCAAACTATTTATTACTGATTCTCTAGGTGCTCCTGAGAATGTCGGTACATCCCCTTTAGCAAAGGGTGCCAAGCTAGTTTGAACAGCTTTACTTATTCCTTTCCCTAAACCATATAACGCAGGGTCAGCGATTGCACCTAGTCCTGCACCTAAAAATACATGTTTTAGATTATCTGTGTAGTTGGTATCTTGTGGGTTTAGAGCTTCACGAACACCTACTTCGCCCCCACCAATTATTCCACCAGCAATTGCACCTTCTTGAGCTAATTGCTTAAGTTTATCTAAACCTTTTGAACCTGGCTTTAATCCTAAACCAGCTCCACGGATTGCTTTATAAGTTCCCATACCAGGAACAAGATAACCCAATGCATCATACCCAAAGTCAGTTATCTTTCCTGCTAATGATCTATCTTCATTTGTAAACTGTGCTGCCCGTTGGCCATCGTTTGTTTTCTTATAAACTTGGTCAAGTGTACCTAAGGTTGCTGTGTTAGCAAGCCTTGTAAGCCCTCTCGTTGATTCTTTGGTAAATTTACTTCTATCCGTACTCACCGCATCATCTACGTTGTTTTTAAAGGCTTCTGTAAAGCTAACATCATCAAATGGATTAATCGCTTGACCAAAGTTTTTTAACGGAGTCATGATGTCATTTAATAACGATCCATTGTTTTTATCCTTCTTGCTCTTGTTATCACTGTTTTTTTTTAAGAGACTCAAGTCACCTTTTTTTTGCTCGTTCTTTTTGGGAGTAGGATCTTCAAGGTTATATTTTTTATAAACATTATTTTTTTCTGCTTTGACATCCTTTGTCAATTGCTTTGTATATTCCTTAAATTCTCTTTCGGAACGGAATTGCCCATTCGAAGAAGCGTTATACATAGCGTTGATATAATCACTAACAGTAAATCCTTGCTCTTTAATTTGCGCTTGTAACATAGGATCATTACGAATGTTCTCAGCATTCCTATTAGCTCCTTGTTCACGAAGTGCCGCATTGTTTTCAGGCTCTTTCCAATAAGCAAGAGCGTCTTCGTAGGTCATCTTGGAAGCTTTCTTTTCTGCTTCCTTCTGAGCCTTCTGGTATTCCTTTAAACGCTGATTATATTCGTCTTTAGAAATATCAACCTGAGCCTTGGTTGCTCCAATATTTCGCGCATTAGAAAGACCGGCATCATATGAGCCGGCCCCGAAACGTGATTCAAATATTTTTTTGTATTTACTTGAGTCGAAATTAGAAGGCATGTCGCACCTCTCTTATTTTAAATATGGCGATGGGTCCATTACGACACCTTTAGCATTAGTTAATTCATAATGTAAATGCGGACCTGTTGAACGTCCAGTATTCCCCGATTTTCCAACAAGAGTTCCTCTTGAAACGTTCTGGCCAACTTTTACCCCAATGCTGTCAAGATGGGCATAACGGTGTAAAAGACCATTCGCATCTTGAATCACAATTGTATTCCCATAACTTGAGCTACCAGATGTGGATACAACCTTTCCACTAACAGTAGAAGAAACGGGAGTACCTTTAGGAACTGCAATATCCATTCCTCTATGGTTTGAGTTTTTCTGCCCAGTAACAGGATGTGTTCTAGTACCAGGACGTGAAGTAATCTTGTAGTCTTTTAAGTTGGGTATCCAACCATCTCCTTTCACCTCTGTATTAAAATTTGCGTTGTTATAGTAATCAATCATGGCTTGATTCATTGATTGATCAAGATTACCCTTATACTCCATTTCATACATTCTCCAAGCTTGTTCTTCTCCATATTGAGCCTTAGCCCATTCAAGTTGAGCTTTTTCAGAAGCAGACATATTTTCATAAGCATATTTCCGCCATGCTCGAGCATCCTTTTGCTCAGATTCCCACTCAGCATCCCGACGTTGGTCACGCTGTTTTTGATAGTTAAAGTTACGATCATTAATTGCCCTCTGATAATCAGATTCCTGATTATATCTTTGGTCACCTATTAAATCCCTTGATCTACCATAATCAAAATCACGTTGATTAGTGTATTTACCCCAATCAAACTGTTCACGGTTGAGATTAAGTCCTTCAATGCCCAAATATTCACTAAGCGCTTGTCCTCTTTCTTGCAATGCCAAGTTTTGGTCAAATTCCATCATACGTTGAGCCATCTCTGCAGTCTTTGCAGCACGTTGAGCATCAAGATCAGATATATTCGATTGAGCAGCAATACCAATCTTATTCATTTGGTCTGCAGCAAGACCTGAATGAGCCAATCCTCGAGCACTCGCAACCTCAGAAGCATTCAATTCGTTTTGGTACCGTGTTTTACGAACATTATCAAGAGCACGCTCATAAAGAGGATCAAGTTGTTGCTTAGCGCGGTCTGCTGCTTCACCATAGGTTAAGGCATTTCTCTGATTAGGTGTGAAAGAACCTCTACTACCTCCGCCGCCTGTATAGGTTACTTCTGGCTTAGCATACTCTTCATTCACCTTGCCTTGTATCGTTTTTTCTCTTTCAGATTGGCTCATATTATTTCGCTGTTCAGTTGTCCAATTGTAATATTTCATTAGATCATCATACTTAGGATCATAATTACCAATATGGTCGAAGTTGCCTGTTTGTTTATAAATATAGGCATTCCTTAGATCATCAGTTGTTGACATCTTCCTGTTATTTGGATCATCGTACCATCCGTTGATAATTTTATTCTTTTCATATTCGTGTCCAACTGTTAACCCCGCCTGTTTTTCAGGTGATATTGCCATTTAATCAACTCCTTCAGGCATAAAAAATAACGCCTACATTAAGCAGCGTTTAACGATGTAGCTAATTCTGTATATTGTTCTTGGGTTATGCGATCTCCAAGTAGGAAAATATCTAACTTTTGTTGCATATCTTCCTTTGTCACATAGGATTTTCTCTCAATAACAGATTTACACCCAATATAAGTTAAATTCATTTTTCATTCCTCCAATTTTAAATGATCCCTAGTTCAAGAGCAGTCACACGGTAATCAACATTTACAACATAATCCATGAGTATTTCTGTTTCAGTTGGTGGTTGTGGTTCAGGTTCTGGAATAGGGGGTGCTTTAGTTTCTATTGCCACTACTACTTCATCCACTTTTTCTAACTTAAAGTGAGCGTATGGAACGTCTATAAATCCATAATCTTCTATGTTTCCTCCTACGTTTAGCTCAAAATCCCTTTCAGGTTCTATTCCTTCAGGAACCGTGGAAACAATTTGTAAATCAGATTTACGATAAATTTTAATACTCATATTCCCCATACCTCCACTTCTACTTGAACATATACTCTGGAAGGTGCGGTAGTCGTATTGCCGATTGTGTTTGTAAACTCAAGAAAAAGGTTGTTAAAAGAAGGGTCAAGATTATGGAATTTAGTCAGGTTTACATACCCTGCCTGCCCATATGACTGAGTATTATCATGTCCAGGAGTAGTAATAGTAGCTCTAGGGTCAATATTCTTATTAAACTGTACATACTGTTGCCTGATTCCACTAGTACTACTCGTTCTGTTAAAACCCCATACTCTTCCTGTAGTAAGCCATTCTTCTACATCTATTTCGTAGCCGTATGTTGGGTTCATCCTTCTAGTAGTAGCTAGCTCTATATTTGAACCCATTGGCTTACTTGCTATATTACTAAAATACACTTTAATAATTTTTGGCACTATTCCATCTAAAGGAATAGTTTTAATATACTTGTTCGGCTTATCAGCCGTTGATACATGGGCAGGGTATACATCTATATTATCAGTGGTGTAAACTTCCCAATAAATCCTTTGATATCTCAGCCTTCCTACAGGCTTGCCATCAGGCATAAGAGGGTAGCCATCTTTGCCTATCACTGGAATGCCATATGGTTTACCAAGTTTATTAACAGTAATTTGCTCAATTTGTGATACTTTTCTTTTCAATTCCTCAATTTGAGTAACCTGATCGTCACTCTCCATATGGAAGTTAACTGTACCTTTCGCTTGTGTTTCTCTTACATTACAAGAAAAAGAAAACTTATCTTTTACTTTGTAAGTAACACTATAAAAACTTAAAGAGTCAAAAAGAGGTTTTTCTAGTTGTGCATCTGTACTCAGTGTCCAGTTGTCGTGTTTTCCACTTTTAACTACTTCAATAACTTTCTCGGGCGTGTACTTTGTTTCAGAGCCATTTACAGAAGTACTACCAATGTAATATTTATCTCCTGACAGGACAGGATTCGCATTTTCTCTTAATACTACACCTTCACCAAGAGTAACTTTATTTGTACCTTTTACTAATCGTAATGCACCTTCATACTTAGCAGGAACATCCTGTTCAGTAGTAGTTTTGTAAATGATTTTTAAAGGCTTCCATCCATAATAACTAGCCTGTGGTAAAGATAAACTCTCACCTGTACCGATTATACGAATCCATTTCTTTTCACCTTTTGTTGCTTTGTTTGCTTCAACATAAGGAGTAGTACCATCCGTATGAGCCATCTTCCAACCTAGAATAAAAGCCATTATTTCAAGTTTTCTAGGTAATGGTTCAGGAGTAGGTTGCCCTGCGGAAGGTGGTGCCGGATCATCTTGCCAGCCTGTGTCTGTTGCAGAAACAAACAATATTAAACTATCGTTATCAAGGTAAAATCGATTGTTTGTGATATTGGCAGCCGAATCTGTACGAGTGAAGTATGAGTTATTGAATTTAATAACCTCTACATCGTAGATATCAATCCCTTTAGCAAAATCACTTAACGGAATCTTTATAGCCTTACCACCTGTGTAACTGCTATTGATAGTTGGGTTCTTAACGGTATCAGCAGTTAATTCACATTCAATTCTGTTCTGCTTTTTTTGCCAATTTCCTTGCCCATCTTGATATAGCTTATCTCCTTTATAGAGATACTCATCAAAATATAAATATGAGCCATTATCTACTTCAATATATGGCCCTCTAACAGGTTGATAGTTCTGAACGAATTCTCTTTCAACTGTTCCCTCAATAAGCATTGGTCCTTCAAAAGTGAAAGTACCAGGTTCATCATTCTTATTTTTGAATGCTAAGTGAATAGTTGAATGGTTGCCAGAATTAAATTTAATTAATTGATCTGCTGTATAAGCTACCACTGCTGTTTCACTCATTGTAGAGTCTAGAACTGCAATCGCTCCAGTATGCTTCATGCTATACACATAATCTTGATTACGTTTGATTTCAACTTTAATGGAACTTACTTCTTTTGCACTCGCAGCATTCAAGGTAACTCTATCTGGACTGTTTTTAACTACGTTTGCATGTAAGGTCCAATGATTGAAATCAAGAGAGTGATTCTTAACTTCATCCCCTAAAATCTCAACAGGTACAAGGGCAGCATGTCCAGGAGCTTCAATAGTGTTCTCTCCACGCTTTAGGGTTACAGTTACCTTTTCTTCTTCCTTGACCATGTTTTCCATCGCTGTGACTCGCCCGGCAATCGCTGGATCAGCTTCTTCTAACTTGATCCCATTCCATGTACCTTTAAAATCACCTGTTACATCTACCTTTTTCTGCAGTTCGTCATCCTGATCATTATGAGCTTTAACAAGATTATCAAACTCATCGTTTACTTCATCTGCATTAGTTTTGGTGCCATTTTTAAATTTATATAATCGATCAACTTTTGCCATGGAATCAACTCCTTTATGGCTTTTTTAGCTTGTATTGAAAAACCATCTCTAGAATAGTTAATGGTTGGTCTTTTATATCATTCGTAATAATCAACTGTATGTGTTTTCCTCTTTGTTGAATTCTTAATTCGTTTTCTACCACGTCACGATAACCCCAATACGATCCTTCCCATTCCGCTTTTCCCCAACCTTCTGACTCATCTGTTGAAACCTCTTCAATTTCCACATCAATGTAGTCAATTTTGGCAGCAAGATTAAATATAGAATCTTCTTCATCGTATTGCTGGGCTATAGTCCAAAACTTGCGGAATTTTTTATCTTGAACAGGTTTATCAAAATCAAAATTCTTAGTTTTTAGCATGAAGGAAATTGCTTCTCCATCATCTGAATAAACTTTCTCGTCAAAACGGTAAATGTATCCAGAGTCAGAAGTAAAAAATAAAACCCCTTCTTTGGATAAAAAGGAGTTTGCTTTTATGTTGGTAAACTTGGTCCAACATTGAAGAATTGTATCGTAAACAAGTGTTAATCCACTTGGGAATGAAAGATAGTATTTGTTGTCAAAATAATGTCCAACGGCTTTTCGTTTATCAGCTAAAGGAATAGATTTTAACGTGTTCTCAATGCTTGAAAGCACTCTTCCTTGACTTACAAGCGTAGATACGAGCCTTGCACTCACATAGTTTTGATCTGTGGAATACATAGCATATACACCATCTTCAGCAAGGTAGAAAAGGTCATTGCCAACCATCTTAACAGAGTTTGGAGCAATGCAGCCTGTAGGTACATTGATTTTCTGAAGGTCAAACGCATCAATAGTCCGGCCGTCTCCACGTAAGAACCAGACAGAGTTTTCACAAAGGATAACTAAACCATCGCGAAATATCTCAAGTTGATTAATCACATCGTTATTATCTGTAGCAACATCAATGAAAAAGATTGCTGGCCAGTAATCGTATACTGCATAACCAATCCTTGGGTCATGATGACAGAATGACAGTCGATTCTTAACTGTTGGGTGTGCTGCAGCGTAAATCCTGTCTTGTTTTATAGCCAATGCCCTAAAATTAGTGAGATTAGCTAAATCATTAAGCCCGGGGTCTTGTTCTTCATTCACCCCTGTTCCCTCGGTGCCTTCCACAACTGGGACATGGGGAGTAACCTCAGAAACAATCCCAGCTTGATAATGTTTAAGCTTACCACCATCCGCAAACAGCACAACATCCCCGATATTACGGTCTTTGTAGCTAATCATTTGTACTTCAGAGCTAGTTAGAGAGCCTGTAATCGCGCTCAGATTGCCGTTTGACTCACTGTAGACCTTTTTATCACTGACAGCCAAATAAGCCCTATCTCCATTAAATCTGTTGTGCTGATAGTGCTTGGTGATAGGCTGTGGAAGTTGGGTGGAATATCTAACATAGCCGTTACGCTTTGATATTGGCCCTTTACCAAATACCACGTTCTCCGCATCAACTACTGCTTGATCCGGAATAAGATTAGCTGCTGTTTTATCGTTAATACCTAATTCAAATGTTCTTAAAGGATAGAGTAACTTCTTAGCCATTACCAATACACCTCTTGAATAGTGTAGATCTCATTGGATTGGTTGAAAGTGATAAACTCATCCTTTCGCCTTAAATAATCACTCCATGCACTGCTTTGCATTTCCAATTCTTCATCCTGGTATTTTGCTTTTGCAACTGCATATAAGACTAAGAGATCATGGTATTGTTCCGGCAGTACTGGAATATCATCTGGATTTACAAGCCGCGGTAATCGCGCATGATAATACAGATTCATTTCACTATCTAATTTTGGAGTCGGCTGCAAAATTAAATCATTGCCCCACATTTTATAGCCTGTTGAAGAGAAATCATCAAACTGAACGAGGTTTACACGTTTATTACTCTCGTCAAATAGATAAACGATATTTACAAGATCAGTTGGCAAAGGGTATTTCGATTGGTCTGCTATCACTTCGTATGTTTGGTGCTTCTGGTGCTTCACATACGGCGTTAAATCATCGAGTCCTCGATTGAGCCATTGCGTAATCTCTGCATTAGACAGCGAATCATCAATATCCTTATTAACCTCTTTAATTAATTCAGATAGCTTCATTTACTCACCCCTAATAAAAAAGCCAGGGTGAATTAAATCAACCCTGACTGTTCTAAGATATCAGCAACCGACTGCGGCACTTCTACTGTTTTACCTAATTGAATTTGATAAATATATCCGTTTATCTGTACCGCCTGATACGGCCATTGTACTTCTTTCCCTGCTTTCTCCTGTGCTTCAAGCTTTTGTTTTACATCAGCCGGAATATAGAGTCGAACCTTCACTTTATCTTGTTTTGCCAATAGTTCAGCTGTATCCTCGGTGATTTTCTCCATATCATTATCATTTAAAGTTTTTTTAGTAGTCATTAGTCTATCATCCTTTCAATATTAAATAAAAAAGGAAGGGTTACCCCTCCCACAGCATTAACCTGATACAGTATGTTCGATACGGACACAAGCCAATTCTTCAAGTCGAACAACTGTGAAGAATGCTTTCCATCCAGAAGTTGCAATTTGGTTTAATGGATCCGCAGTACCAGCTGAACCGTGCGGCTTGATGATGTTCTTTACGGATCCAGAGCTTTCAACGTCAGACATACCATAGAAATCCTTACCGAATACTAGAGTAGCGTAAACGTCTACACTTGCAGCTCCTGCACCAGCGAATTTCTTAGCGAAAGAAGTCTCTACGAAACGAACTCCATACAAACGACCAATCTCACCATCAAAGATTTGCTTTCCTCCTGCGTATTTACTTACCTCTTCCCATTTAGGATCTGATTGAAGATCATATGCCGTACCAGGTTCAATAATCGCTACATAATCCCCACCATCTAATGGCTTAACATTAGCACGCTTAAGTGTACGACGTGCTTTTCGAACCTCGTCAACTGTCAAATTATCTCCTGCTGCAATAGTCGCACGAGAAACACGACCAGCAGCGTATTGTACAGATGTACCAGCTACTAATACATCACGAGCAATAACGTCTAATGTCTGGGCTGATTGCTCACCTAATAGATCAGCTGTTTCATCCAATACAGGATCAATCGCTGTTAAGTCTAGAATATCGGACATTTCAATGTAGTCACCGTATTGAGCTAAAGTTCCGGTTTTTTGAGTCATATTCAATGCGTTACCTGCTGGCTTTACTCCTTCTGTAAGGGCAGTTGTAGCTAACGGTAAAGCTGTGAATTGACGGAAATTAATTGTCTTACCGCCATTCTTAGGAATTGGACGTTTTTGCGCCCATTTCAAGTGGAATAGCATTGGTAATAGACGTGCTAAAAGCTTTTTATCATAATAAGTTTGCATAGTTGGCGATAAGCCAGCTGTATTGGTAGTTTGTACTGCCATGTTTGATCATCTCCTATAAATTAAAATGTAATCCTTTCCCCACGTTGTACACGCTCGGAAAGGGCTTCAATATCTTTAAGACTCATTGATTCAGGATTAAAGGTAGTATTACCTGGCTTGTCATTAGTTGAAATGATTTGCTTTTCATCCCTGCCAGTGACTTGCGCTAATACTTCCTGCTCTTTTTGGCGAGCAACATTTTGAATACGATCCTCATAGGTAACTAGCTTATAAGCATCCTCTAAGGAATAACCTTTTTGGATAGCTGTTTGGAAAACTTGTTCCTCATACTGAGTGAAGTCCTCGTATTTTGAACGTAGCCCCTTGACTTCTGCATCGATTTCATTATGTCTTTTTTCTTTTTGAAGATTTTCAAGTTCAGTGCGCATCTGCTGCAACTCGTTATTAACTGGTTCGAAGTGTTGACGATAAACACTTTCATCTACACCAAACTTTTGCGATTCCCTCTGGATTCTCTCTTGCTCTTCTGCTTGCTCGATAGCTTGGAATAATTCATCAGTGTTCTGGTAGCCACTGATTTTAGCCACTCTATCAAGGTAAGTGGCAGACTTCTCTAGCTCATCGGCACGTTGTTTTACTTTGTCATAGTTGTATCCCTTTTGAAGATACTCTTGACGTTGTGTAACAGGAATTTTTACGTCTTCCTTGTTATATTTGATAACGTCGTATTCTTCCTCCTGCGTGGTATCAAGAGTTTCAATTTCTTCTTGTGTCGTGTCTAATGCTGTATCAGGTGTTTCCTCAATTACTTGTTCGGTTTGGTTGCCGAATTCATCCATGTTAATTCCTCCTTCGGTATGGTAGCCGAATAATTCCGGACAGTTTAATGTCTTATCCAGGACAAAATAAAAAACACCTATCTAGGTGCTAGTAATGTTTGCATTATTTCTTCTTCACTCATACCTTGTTCAAGCATTAACTGTATTTCTTGCTTTAACTCAGGCGGTGCGTTTTCAAAGAATGTCTGAAAGTCTGGTGGTGTCTGCGGAGCTCCCCCTTTTTGTTCCTGTAGTTGTTTTTGCTTTTCTACTTCCCTTAACCTTGATACAATCCTATCTTTATTTGGAAGCCCTTCCTGCATTTCTACATATTCAGAACCAAGTAATAAACCCTTTTCGAATAATTGATCAGCAAGCTGTGCTATATATGCTTTTGATGTTGGTGTAGATGCACCAGCTGATACCTTCACATCGAAATCAATGTCCTTATACTGCAAAGCATTAAATTCCATAAATTCAAAAGAACCATCTTCATCCATGATCCGGATAAAACGGGTTTCTTTATAATTCTCTTTTACAAGCTCAATCATCAACTCGTATACATCTTTGATAGATTGATAAAGGTTGCGAGCAATCCCTTTTATAGGAATACTCCCCTGTTCTTGAAGCATTTGAATAGCAGCTGCAGCAGTAACCCCTTTTGGTGTTTCGCCAGTTAGTGAATCATATACACCACCAATCTTCTCTATGAAATCGACCATCTTATCTGTCAATCTATAAACATCTGAAGACATGGAAGGTGCTTGGAGCCAATGAACAGCTTGATTTGGGTTCTTCGCATTCATTACTTGTCCTGGTTTGTTCGTCCATTTAGATGGATCAATTCCACTTTGCGGATCAATTAGAGTGATCGGGTTTGCATGCAAAAGCGCATGTGTTGTTGGCAATTCCACCAGTTTATTTAGTAACTTTTGATTACTGAGGATATTCTTAGGCTCTCCAATACCCCATATGCTTTTGCTCTTTCTTTTTGCAACAAATGGGATGAACGGATAACGCCCATGTTTAAATACCTTTTCAATATTTTTAAGAATTTTACCTCCTGCAGCATAAGCTACATGGATTCCGTTCTTGTCTTTATACCAATACTCATAAAACATGACTCTATCTTTTCCATAATTGGAAGCAGGTCGTGAATATAGGTCGGTTACAATCGCTTGATCAGGATCAACTTTTTGATCAAATTTCTTCTCGATCCACTGTATAGACTTATCAACCGCATAAAGAATAAATCTGCAGCCATCCACTGTTACAGCTTGCGGATCCGTAAAAACATTAGAAGCGTCCGGCACATCAATAGCAATATCACCTTTCCAAATATTCTGCCTTGCCAAACTGCCACCAGATAAAGAATTATCCCAATAGACTTTAAACCATCCGGTTCCTAATAGCAGTCCTTGTCTAGTTACCTGGTCTGTTTTATCCTCAAGATCCACTCTTTCTGCTATCACATCCGTTACTTGTGTGAATATTTTAGCTGCTTCTTCATCATCCATTGCAGTTGGTAAGATTAATCCAGTTGGGCGCATATTAGTGAGCTGTGGTGCTTTCTGGTCAACAATAAACGCGACATAATTTATTACCGGATCAGGGCGCCATGATGCTCTTTGTTTATTCCAGTGCTTTGCATTGTAAAAGTCATCATACTCCTTCATTTCATTCCTTAATTCACTTTGAGCGCTCAATGCTAGTTGGAAGTCTCTGACGACTTTATCATAAAGTTGTTTGTCTTCTTGCTTTTCCTTCGTTTTCACTCATCCACCTCCTAAAGGTCATTCCAGGAATAGTTATTATCATCATTGTCTTGTAAAGCATGTGGTAGGTTGTTATCGACTGTCTTTATATGGGACATAGCATTACTTTCAATTGGTTCGAATGTGCGTGGGTCTGGCCTACTCATGACTCCATAACGCAACGCATCATAGGCATGATCTTCTGCATCTGTATTAATATCTTCTGGCCTTCTCTCATCAATTGGCAAAGACGGCAAAGTACGGATTAAGTTTTCACAGTTAGAGAATACTTTCAGTTTACTGAATCTATTTCCTTTACTATCCTCATGCACTTTTAACCATGCATGCACCCTGTCTTTCCCATTCAGCCTATCCTTACTCGCCAACTCTACCGGAACACCGTTGTTTTCATATGTTTCAGCAATAGACTCCCCATATTGGTTCTTAATCCAACACGCACTATCTAATATGGTGTACTCGATTTTTTCGGCTGTCATTGAAACGATTTCCTTCGCTTGATCTACCGCATCTAATCCGGTCTTATAGGATTCTTTATATACATAAAGGTTATAATCTTGATCAATAGCAAACCATAAACAACAAAAAGGAGCAGTCCGACCATAGTCAACTGTTCTGAATCTTTTCCAAGTGGAAGGTATTTGAAATGGTTTAATAACATGTATCTCTTTATTCCATTCATCGAATGCCTGACCACTGAACGAATCCCAATCACCTTCAAGTAATTGTTTACGCTCTTTTGTTGGCAAACTTTCTAACCTTCTTAAATAATCAGGATCATTATTCAACAATTCTTGATTATCGTGAATTTTAGCAGGAATAAAACACCGAGTACCAGGCTTCTGTTCATCTTCTGTTGGTAAAGGCTTATGAATCTTTTCAGACTCTCCTACATCAATGAATCTACTTTTTACCCAAGTATGACCTACACCACCTGGGTTTGTTGCTGATTTAATCTGTCGTTTTATTTTCTGTTTACCCCTTAACCTCGAGGTCATATATCTATACTGTGTTTCAGTGAAGTGTGTTAATTCATCCCAATAAATGAAGTCATACTCAGCACCCTGATAATTGAATACATCACTTTCTTTATCCATATATGCAAACTCAATTATGGAACCATTAGCAAATGTCCAGCGCCTTTTTGATTCATTGTATTTAGCAAGTCGTAAATCATATTTCTCTCTTGACCGCAAAATTAAAGAACGTTCCAAGTCAGGAAACGTTCTACGAAACATGATAATCTTGCAATTACTATACTTAGTTGCATTTTTATATGCATCCTCTAACAACGCTTCTGATTTCCCCCCACCAGCTGCACCGCCATACAGTATTTCATCTGCTGGGCAAGTATGAAACAGATATTGCCTTGTTTGGGGCTTATATTCGTTAATTATCGTTGTTCCACTCATCTTCATTCACCACTTCTGGGGTAGAAGAAACAAATTTAATCGCTGAACCATCTGGCCCAGAATGCTCTAAGCTTTGCTTTTCTTCCCACCCAAAGTTATTCTTCAGATTAAACACGACTCCTTGTGCAACCTTTGGGGTCCATAAGCTTTCTTCTACAAAGGCTTCAATTTTCGCTTTAGCTGCGCGTACCGTGTCAAAAAATTCATCTTTTTGTTCATAATTAAGTAATGTCTGCCTAGTTGTACCTAAATAATAGGCCAATCCTGAAATAGTATATGGGCGAGGATTTGGTATCTCTATCATTTCACCCTCTTTAGTAAATTTCACATCTACTCGTTCGTCACAATAATCAAAATACGCACGAATGGCTTCTTCTAATTCATCGGCATTCTTAAACTTTAGTGGTCTGCCTGCAGACATAGACTCACCTTCTTATACTTTATTATCTTCAACTTCCCTCCAGTATTCATCTTCCTCTGTAACTGTTACAGGAGAATACTTCACCGGATCACTTGTTGTTTCTTTGTACTCCACAAAGTCCTTAGACATTATCCTGTCCATTAAATCTTTACGCTCTTCTTTCATTTGCTCTTCTCGCTTGTATATGAAAACAATAAGTAAAAGGATGATTGCAAATAGTAAATATTCCACCTTTTCACCTCGCTTACTTTTTCTAAACAAGATACCCACGCACGACAAACAAGCTCGTCAGCTATCACTATAAAAGGGTGTTGTATACATGGCTTACTGGATACCTTGTTTACAAAAAATAATAATCGACTGCCCCCACCCTCTTGGCATCTAATGTCGATTGTTTTCCCACTTATGCCCATCTAGTAATAGGGAGAGCCTAACCCAGCTGTCAACTCTCTGCCTTCGCCCCTAATTGGCTTTGGTTCCCAATAAATTCACAGAAAAAAGACGATGCTCTCACCTCTAAGAAGCACCGTCTTAAAACAAAGGGATTATAAAGTTTATGTAGATTCAGCTATCACCACGCTCCACACAGCGCTCGCATACATGTTGAAGGCATGTATACTATTCATTAAATCAATTTGATCGGATAAAGCTTGAAGGTTACTATCAGTTAACAACTAAGCATTATTCGATTGTTTCCGCAACCGATAAATATTACTAATATCATAGTAACATGGAAAATGAAGCCAAAAGTCGCATGATAGTCGCATCATTTGTATTTCGATAAGAACTCTTTTCCTTCTTCAGTTAACCATCCCGTCCTTAAGGAGACTCCACATTCAATATATCCTTTAGCCCTATCTCTTTCCATTGCACTATAACAAACCTTCTCTGGTTCACCAGTCCATTTAGAAAGTATTTCGTAGGGAAATTCATTTCGATGCTTTTGATATTCCTCATAAGCTTTTAAAACTAAAATTGTAGGTACGTCTTTTCTAGCCATTTTATCTCCACCCCAATACTTCAGATACTGCATTCACAACTGAATCTCTCCACCTCATTGCAGTTGTCCTATTTACATGCAAATCTTCCGCAATCCCTTCCCAAGTTTTCAGCTGCGGCCTTGTCCAATACTTCAACTTAACTAATTTCTGATATTCATCCGGCAACCCAGTATATACTTTTTCTATTGCATGTGCGATTTCCTCAAGCTTATTTAACCTTTTATGAGTTGCTAACCTGGTACCGATCTGTTCTGTAGGAGAAGAAGGAAGCGAACTCCTTCCCCCTCCTGTATTTTCATCATCGCTTTCTTTGGTGAACATGATGTTGTTTCTTAGAAACTGTATCTCTTTTAGTGTATCCTGGTAACTATATAACTCTGATTCTATGTGCTTGAAAGTAGCCTTTTTTAGTTTGATAGCTGTTGTCATTTATTTGCCCCCTTCAACTACAATAGCTTTCATCATGTCTTTTAATGTGTTCTGCATGCCTTGATATGAGAGTGCTATCCCTTTCCAAGTGACATAATAGCCTTCATAGATGCCAGACCTCTCTAAATTGACACCTTCCGCAATTTTACTTTTGTAATTAGAATCATTTATTGCCATCTTATTTGTTTCACGCTCATACACATACATTTGACCACGTTCTGTTGATGCCTTTCCAAAATAAAATTGGTACTGTGATTTATAAAAGCCAGCGATCTTCCAAGCTTCTCGTTCAGCTCGGTTATAAAAGTGTTCTAGTTTCGCTATTTGGAATGGTGTAAGTGAATCAAGGATTTCTTCATATGCATTTATAGATTTCAGCAATTCATTATGTTGTTTAATTGCCTTTGCTGCCCCGTCCGATAACTCCTTCTTCATATCTTCTTTTAGTTGTTCAGGTGCTGTCACACACTCACCTTCCTCCTGGCTTTCCTGTGTTTTTTGAGTTGGTCTAACTCAATCCAGCCACCGTCAATCTTTGAATAGGTAATCAAGGACAGTTTGTGAGGGTATTTCTTTTCAAATAGCTTTTTCTTTATCTTAAAAGCTTCCGTTTCTACTCCTTTGACATCCACCACTTCGATAGTTCCATCCAATTTATGAATTTCAAAGTCTGCTTTATAATCAATTCGTCTGTACTTTTTCCCATTCTTTTCAAATGCTTCTTGCAACATATAGCAAGGCTGGATTCGGAAGAAAAGTATTTGTTTATTCGCTTCTAGCCATTTTAGTTGTTCGTAATACTTTGCTTCTAATTTAGAATCAAATTTAAGTCCATCTACTTCGACTTTCACAGAATTATATTTACTCATCCGACTCTTTCCTTGTACAATTTATCGAGTTGTTCGTCAGTAAGCTTCTGCAAATACTCCCTGCTGAAGTTTGTTCGCCATTCAAGGACACTGATCATATTATCTCTTTCCCAAGCATCAAGTTTCATCAGTAACCCTCCTCTTGACGTTGATGATTAACAACATTCTTTTCAAAATACGCCTGTTCGATTTGTTCCCATGTGAATCCGAGCATTTCTCCTAATCCAAGGTACAATTGAATTAAATTTCTGTAATGATGCAACGTGTAGTCTAATCTATCCTGAGCAAACAAGTCTGTAGCTACTCTATGCAAGTAAATAAACTGTTTATTTACACAATCACAAATGAATACAGCATATTTATAATCACTTAAGCCTTTTTCAATCCCTAATTCCAGAACAAAATGTAATCCGTCCACATATTCTTCAAGGAGTGGATTGTTACATTTATGTTCAACTGTAGTCACTCTACACATTTCACAATAGTTAGCTGGTTCCTGATTCTTACTCCAAAACTTGAACCCTCGCCATTCATTCGCACATTCTCCAATTTCCACAAGTAAAGCTAATATCAATTTATCGAATCGATCCGGCTCATTGTAATTAATCCGGTCACGTAATACTTTTTGTGTATCAAACAACTTTTTTAGGTTCATCCCTCGGTATCCTCCTATCCAGTTCTAACAAAGCAGCATATCTATGTCGTTTTGTATATCGGGCCAGTTTTAATAACTGACCCAATGTTAATGTTTTATAATTCATGGTTTCAGAACGGAAGATCATCATCGCTAATATCTATTTGCTGACCATCATTAGCGAATGGATCCTTCTGCTTGTTTTGCTGATTACTAGATTGATTGTTATTGGGTTGCTGATTATCATTCTTCTTATCAAGAAATTGAACACTTTCAGCTTGTACCTCAGTTACATAAACACGCTTTCCGTCCTGCCCTTCATAGCTACGTGTTTGAATTCTTCCGTCTACTCCTGCTAGAGATCCTTTCTTTAGAAAGTTGGCCACATTCTCTGCTGGCTTTCTCCAAATCACACAGTTGATAAAATCTGCTTCCTTCTCTCCTTGTTGATTGCTAAATGTTCGATTTACTGCAAGAGTAAAAGTTGCAACAGGTACTCCATTAGGCGTATATCTAAGCTCCGGATCCTTTGTTAATCTTCCAACAAGTACTACTCTATTCATTTGCGTGTTCCCCTTTCCGTTCCCATAGGGATTGACATATAATTATTATGGGATTTTATTTGCCTTTTTTCTTATCAGCTAAAATATATTCCTCACGAATGACCTTCTTCTGCCACTCTAACCATTCAGCATAATTCGTTGCCATTATAATTTTTCCACTCCCTTACAGCTTTTTCTTCCTGCTGTAATTCTTTGGTGAGTTGTTTAGCTTTGATATCTTCTTCATCCATGAAATATAACGGTCCGTACTTCTTTCTGAATACTTTCTTCCAGTATCTTAAAAGGGCATCATCAGCATGCACTTTCTTGTGGCATTCATTACAGAGTAGCAATCCATTTGTAAAAACCCCACGACCTTTGCCACTCCCCTTAGGCTGAACATGGTGGATATGACAACCTCTACCCATGCACATTTGGCAAGTATCTTCGAAATGATCTTTTATTTGATCCCTTACATACTTGGAAAACTTGTTCCTGTCTCCACGTTTCTTTACCCTGCGACTATAAGACGGCTTAGCGACTGGATGGAACCCTAAATCCATACGGAAAGTAATCCCCTCATATGCTTGTTCTCTAGTTCATATCTTTCAAGAGTAGTCTTCGCATGTTCCAACGATTTCTTCTGATTTTCAACTACATAATCTTGTTTAATTAATTTATCCCTTGTGTCGAGCAGTTGATCTCGATAGTTGTCTCTTTCTTTTTTCAGACTAGCAACCTCTGATTCTACGTCATCACAAGCAGCATGAATGTTTTCCAATTCACTAACTTTTGCTTCCAACTTTTCAATAAGTGTATCTTTCTCTTTTCCACTTTTCTTTTCGTCATTCAACGCTGTGCTTAATTCATTGATTAACTGCCGATATTCTGCTTCCTGATCTTCTTTGGTGGGTTTAGTCTCGGAGTTGTAATTTCCCTTTAATTTGGGCTGTTCTGCCTTTTTAAATGCTTTAATTCGATTATGATACTTCCAATTCCTTAAAGTGTTTGGATTTACTCCTTTTTTCTCAGCAATTTCAGTATCTTTCATCCCTTTACCTTTTAGTGAATAATATTCCTTGGCAGTTATCTCCACATCCACAACCCCCATATCCGATTTTTTCTCGTACCCTCTTTCTAAACCGAAGTTCCTCAGTAATTCCACAAATTTATCTTTATTAATTTTTAATGCCTTTTTGATTTCATTCTTTGGCACTTCACCTTCTAATAAGGTTGCTATGTCACTTCTAGTCATATCCTCACCTTTTGCAAGAATATGTTTGAATCCCTTTGGTACACCATTTTTATTAAGCTCTTTCCGTAGGTTTTTAATCTCATTACAGATATGGCAACCTTCACAGTCGGTAAATGATTCCCCATGTTGGTCAATTAAGTTCGTTACTCGGATAATGGCACTCATAACATTTTTACACTTTGAATCAATGCTTTTAAATTTGCTTCAGCTTTAAGTAATTCTTCCAATCCGTTCTTTTGTTTGTATCTACTTACATATTTAATGACATTTCCAATATGAAAACCTTCTGCAACTGTATAAGTACCTTCTTTCGGAAAATGTTTTTGCAAATAACCATGAACATCAATTTCATTTTTGTGATAATGGGAAGGTTTATTGATTATATCTTCTGGCTTATCTTCAAAATTAATATTTTGTGTTTTCTGATATTCCTCTAAATAATGTGACGGTCTCGCTCCTGGCTTTTTTTCAACAATACACAATTTACAAAATGAACTATTTTTTCTTTGGCAAGTTCCACAAGAATATTTAACTTCAGCCATTTCACCTTATCCTCCAATCTTCCCTTGGTTTGATCGCGCCTTTATATAATCGATCCAGCACCTGAAAGAACACTGCTATTTCCGTTCGTTCTAATACAACAGCCATTCTTTTCATTGGTACATTTCTTTCCCATAACCGATCTAATTTAGCAATTTCTTTGTTACTCCACATCCATTCGGAATCCTCGATGTCCTCAAGAGAGATATTGATGTTATCTCTCCTAACTCGTAAGTAGAAGTCCTCCATTCGGGCAATTGTTAAGTTCTCTTTCTGCTCTGCGCTCTTCAATCTTCTGTTCCCACCTTTCAAAGTAGGCTTTCCAGTCACGTTCTACTGGTTCGATGCAGGAGCATGGGTTTAATTGCCATGCTCCAGGAAAGACCTCTGTGTATTTCCGACCTAATCCGTTACATTTTCTACACATACGGCACCTCACATAAAGTTTCGTAATCTATAATTCTTACCTTCGAGTTTTAATATTGAACAGTCTTGAACCATCCTGCTGAAATCTCTTTCTCCATACATCGAAAGCAATTCCTTGGCAGTATAGTTTGTCGTATAAATTGTGGCTTGTCCTATTCGACTGTCTACGATTTCATATATCTTTTGTTTAGCCCAGGAGGATGCTTCATCTTTCCCATCCCTTTCAACACCAAGATCATCCATTACTAACAGATCAACTTTTTGTAGTGCTGCCAGTAAGTCTGTTTCTTTCAAGCTACTATTTTTCCCGTACGTAGCTTTTAACTCAGTCATTAAGCGAGGTAATGAAATGAAAATTCCTGTGTGCTTTTGATTAATTATCTCTTTGACGATTGCCGCAGCCAAATGACTTTTACCTAGACCTGGACGACCTTGCAGGAGCATTCCTTGCCTTTTGTTGAATGTTCCAATGTATTGATAAGCTTGCTCCAAAGCAAGTCTCTGTGAGTCATTTTGTGGATCATAGCCACCAAGCGTTGCTTCCTCCAAATCTCGATTCATTAAACTTTTGCCTTTAAAATACTCTTGCAGTTCGTTCACTTCACGGTTTTCTATCCACTCATTTACTTCATCAGCGATTTTTTTATCTTCAGGAGCGATCATTTCGCAGTAGAAGCAATACTCTTTACCTTCTTTCAAAAGTAACTTTCTGCTACATGAAGTGCATCGATTATCAGAAACCGAATTCGTATTCCTCTGTAATCGCTCCGGCATTTTGATGCTTTCCATTTGGTGGCCCACCGCCTTTTTGGTTTAAATATGATTCAAACTTAGTTCCAAATAAGGTCTCTGGACGTAAGAATTTGTTCATTTTTGAGTCGTTAAGCCATTCTGCTGACTTATTATCTATAACCTTTTTAAAGTCATTTAAAGTAAATCCTTCATTCCATCGCGCTTTAATAACTCGTTGAGTTGCTTTTGTTGATGAACGAAAGTTTGATTGAGCCGCATCGTTGAGATAATTCATTATCTCGACATAAGGTATATATTCTTTTGTATTATTAAATGTAGTATTAAAAGATGTATTATTATCTATTGCATTTTCGCCTATAGGGGTAGTTGCATTTTTGCATATACCCTCATTGCGAATTCGCATATACCTACTCTCAATTTCACGAGTACCTTTTTTATAAACTACTTCCCTCGTGATATATCCTCTTTTTTCTAATTGTTGAATCCACCTAGCAATAGTGCTTTTATCTTTATTATATAAATCAGCAAAATAAGTATTTCCTGCCCAACAAAAACCCTTTTCATTGCATAACGCTGTAATTTCTCCATACAATAACTTAGCGTTAGGGGGCAATTCATTATCGTAACGAACATTTGCCGGAATAATGGCATAGTAATTTCTTTGCATATATCCACTTCCCAAACTGACGTTCCCTGTGTACATGTATTTTTATCTGGTATATAATGGACACAAGGAACATAATATTTATATATCGAACGAATTATTGCTTAGTTGTTGGCGCAACTAGGCTATTTTTTTATCCAATAATTTATGGATGTAATCTACACCTTTTGCCGTAACATATGTTTGTGGCTTATTTATTACCTGAGAGCCCATTTCTATCGGCTTTTCTTTTACCACAAAGTATCCACGGTCAATGAACTGCTGATAAGGAGTGTTATCACCCATAAAAATTTTGTTTTCTCTTAAGAAAGCAAAAAGTTTGTTCCGACCAATCCCCAAAACCTTCGCAACCTGTCCAACCTTCTGATAATTCTCTCCACTAATAAATTTGTCATGAGCTTCTACTTTTGGCTTGTTACGCTCATTTTCTTCTTGGAGATCAGCAGCAAGTCTTAATGCTTCAGCGAATGTGGTAGGTACTGCAAATTGCCTCTGCAACTGCTCCTTTATTCTCTTAAACTCTTGAATGAATTTTACTTTGAATTTCATTGCTTCAGGAGTTGTATAAGACATAGCAATTAGTGTGAAAGCATCTTCGGTAAGATTAATTTTGGGTTGAATTCTGTTCTTTTCATCCTTATATTCAACCGGCTCAATGTTGAGCTGAATAAATACTAATTCTCCAGCTTCTTCTAGCTTCAACCATTGACTCTTTATATCCCTAAGAACATTTTTGTGATTCTTCCCAAATACCTCCGCGACAGTTAAACTATCTGTAACAGCTTGTCCCTTCTCAATAAAAACCAATTGATTCATTCAGTTTCCCCCTATCAGTATTTTCGCAAGCCAATAATGACCCTAATACTTATGACGAACTACCACTCAAACTTGCGCACCTAACCCCTCCTTTCAAGTAATAATACGCACCAAAACTGAAAGTCGCGCATTTAAGAGATTTTCTGTTTGATAGCTTTATGCAGAATCATATTGATGTAAGCTGACTTGGAGATCCCTAAGCTATCAGCCTCCTTTTCCAATTTATCACTAAGCTCTTTTTTCATTCTTAAGGTAAACGGAATTTTTTTGTCTGCCATTGTCATAATTGTGACGTCACCCCCATAGGATAATTATACCTAAACATCCATTTGACGTCAATGTTCATCTTATGTCTTTACAAGTCATTTTCAATGTTCTATAATGGTGCTAAAAGACACCACAAAAAGGAGAAAATTGGAATTATGACTGAACAAAAAAGATTTACATTGAGAATGGATGGAGAACTTTTTAAACAGATTGAAAAGCGTGCTTCTGAAAACAAACGATCTGTTGCTAAGGAAATTGAATATTTGCTTGAGCAGCATATTCAAGCAGAAAGCAAGGAGAACGACAATAAATAATTACTCACCTCTCGTAACATCGTATTTTCGTATTACGTTAATTCAAAAAATAAGGAGTGTAACACATGGCACACATTAGAAAAGATAGTTCAAAACCTTCAACAACAGTTTCATTTGATACTTCACTATTGGAAGCAATTGACGATTATCGTTTTGAGAATCGTAAGAACAATCGATCAGCTGCTATTGCTGAATTAATCCAATTAGGATTTAAATATCTTGAACAATCTGGAGATCAGAGGATGCTTGGATAAAACAGCCGAGCATCCTTTTTTTATGCCTGATTTTTTCGACCGTTTATATAATCTTGGTGAACCAGTGCATAACTTTGACCATTAAATCTGATGCTTGTTGGTACACCGTTTTTGGCTTTCAAAACTTCAATAGTAGGTCTATAACTATCTCCTTTTTGACGATTCTTTGGTTTCCCCATGTAATCCCCTCGCATACTTTGTTTAATATCTGGGTATTGTATTTATACCGAGCAAGACCAATCCTCCACTACTGACTACACACACAAGATCCAGGTCTTTGCTCGGCAACACGTTCTATCTTTTGTTTCCTTAAATAATTGTGATGTGCATTAGTTTCTTTGTGATTGAATAAACTTTTTTATCTCAATCAACTCTTTCATATTCCTTTGAAAAATTAGCTCTCTACACTCACTCGCTATCATACTAAGCTGCTCTTCAAAATCTTTTCTTAAAGAAGATGGACAATCTAACTTATTTGGCCTTGCATTTTCTAATGCTTCCGCATCCTCTGGACAACAATGTCCAAATGCATTCCACATGCAATGAGTATTATTACATTCCATTAAACCAACCACCCATCTTTCGCTTCATCTTTCAAATGAACAAAACCTACCTTTTGTTTCTCTAAATGAATAACGTGCTTTCAAAATGCTTTTTCTTTTTTTCTATAATTTTATCCAAATATTTATCTACCAACTTTTCAGCCTTTTTGATTACATATCTCCTATTCAATCCACTGCATAAATGCAAACCAGATTCCAAGTCAGAAACTATCCAAAGTGTATTTACATTTCGATGCTCTTTATGCGGCCTGTGTAGGGCCATCCTTAAGCCGTTATGCTCTAGAATTAGATGTACCTTAACGGCTTCTTGATGAGCAAAAATTCCGTTTCCAACAGGAATTAACATTTTCATCCTCTTTCCCTCCTAATCAAACTAGTGAGCAGTTTTTTCCTTCTTCAGCTTTTCAATTATTTCAACATCAGCAGATGAAAAAACAAGTGACCCAGACGGCTCGTATTCTTCAGATTTCCAATCATTTATAAATTCCTCGCGTTCATCTACATAAGTCCCAAAATAAGGATCTTGTTCGGCTAAATAGACAAACTCCATAACTTTCTCATCATCATCCTGTTTCCAAGAAGCAAGCGCCCAATCTTCACCTGTGAAACTTTTTAATACCAGTACTTCTATACCATCAAGGTCATTAAAAACATTAATCCATGCTTGTACTTCTTTATCATCAGGCTTAGGTCCAACTTGACCCGGACCTTCATAATTGGCGAGAATTTGTTCAGGTGTTTTGTCAGCAGTTTTTAATTTAGCTCTAAATAAATCCATTATTTTTCCACCTTTCTTTTAATCAACTGATCTATCATTCTGATTCCAAATTATATCTTTTCTCCCAATTATCTAAGGAATTAATAATTGCAACAGTCATCAGAGTATTCAAATTCCAATTTGTTTCTGGTTGAAGTGACTTTTTGACTTCCAAAACTTTTTCAAGCCTTTTAATATCAACATCTGAAAGTGAAAGTTCCATTTTCATTAGTAAACACTCCTATCAGCGAGTTTAATATTTTCATCGTATAGTTCACTGAAAATTTGCTGTTTTATTGCGGAATTAGATCTATAAAATTTTTGTAAAAAAGGGTATACTAATATATGGTTGGTATACTCGACCTAATGAATCCCATAGGTACGGTCTCGCCAGACAGTGCTACCTATGGGGGTTTTTATTTTATACCCTCTTGATAGCCTTTTTCATAAGCGACTAGAGAACCTCTATCTCCGAATACCTTTTATTGCATATTTTCTTCGGAATGCGACACTACTTAGTGGGACTAATCTTTTTTTCTTCAATCATTTTAGCTTCTGATGCTAATTGCATGGCTTTTGTTCTAAGTCTGCCTGCCCTGTCATAATCACCTTTTAGAGAGGCTTGCTGTGCTCTAGTTTCCCAAAGACCAGCTCTATTATAAAGTTTTGTTATTTTTCCACTCACATAACCACTCCTTCGCATTCTTTGTCAAGGATTCATTGCCAAGATTTAATAATCAAAGCAGCATCATCTAATGCAATATTTTTTAGATAGCATTGATAGCCCAATTCAAAAGTCCAAGCTGTCGCTTCACTTATACATTTTTCTATTCGAATATCTTCTAGGCCCTTACCGCTATCCCTTAGTTTTAAATAAACCTCCATTGTCATAAAAAGCACTCCTTCCCTTGTGTCATATTTTTCGACAGGGAAACTCCCTGCTTAAAGTATTAATTAAGCTTTGTCAGCTCCACCCACCCCAATTTCGCTAACATCTGCAACAAAGTAATTTTCTATAACAACGTCCGTACTTGATAAAGGAATTATCATTTCAGCTCCAATTCCTTCTAATGTGCTGATACAAGGTTCAATTCTAATATTATCTACCCAGCAAACTTCCTCGTGGTACTGCTTATTTATAGCAACAATAAATTCATCTGCATTATTAAAGACACTTGCTTTTCCATATGCTATATCCCCATCTTCCGAAAATATTACTTGTTTATTTTTCATCGTCATTTCCTCCTCGATTTACTAGATTGCTTATTATGTTATGCAGTAACTTTTTTAAGACTAGATGTGTATTTTATCTCGTACTCGATTTCAACAATAAATTCCGCATCACAGACATAACAAGTCATTTCGTGTTCTCCATCTTCGTGCATATCGTCACTCGAACATTCCGAAGCACAAACAGGACATATAATTTTATCTTCACGGTAACAATCCCATTCGTTATGATCGTTTTCCTTTGCTAATCGCAAGGCTTCTTCTTTGCGTTCTTTGCGTTCTTGTTCACGACATGGCTTACATTGGAATCCATCAGGATGTCCCCATACTGAATCTTTAATGTCGTTCCTGTGGGTGTCACATGTAATGCATCGGTTATGCTCATGACAGACAATATAGGAATATTTTTCACCATTCCCTAAGCACTTGCTACATCCACAGACCCAATACCAACCATCCTCAAAGCGTTCGGCATACAAGCCGCGCTGTGGCGGTTCAAGTTCTACTTTTGGTAAGCCGTTATTATAAAAATCATCATTCCAAATATTTGTGTGACCAGAACGTGTTCGCTGTTCCCACTCTTTTGGTATTTCAGGAATAAATATTTTCGTATCTTTCAAATCCAT